CGTTGTGGAATCCCAGAACGGATGCCCGTCGAAGTCGCTCCAGAGATCTAATGGAGCGCCGATCATTTTGACTTGAACCTGGGCACCATCTGCCCAGGCTTTGATTACAGCTGCGTGTTTGTGTGGTTTCATGTCTTGCACTCCCTTTGTGCGTTGAACGCAGACACAGTATATTGTGTTACTTTGACCGGCGTCAATAGGTTAATTCATTTTTTTTCTGTTCTCATTATCAGTTTTCACAGCCTCCCGGTACTCCCCGCACCAATCATCGTCAGCGACCATTGGCCACTCGGCGTAGAACACGGGCATCTCGTTGGGATCGTCCGCAGGCTCGACCATAGCTGGGTGTGGAGCGTTGCGGCGACAGAAGATGACGTCCATTTCTGAGCGGGCGAAAAAACAGTTGATGCAGTAGTTCATGGTTTTAACTCTCCAATCTGTTGAATGGCGTCATCAGCGCCATAGGCGACAATGCAGCGGTATCCGTGGCACTCCAAATACTCTATCCAGTCTTTCTGATCTGGCGATAGCCTGCCTCCCTTTACTTTCATTTCAATCCATACGCGCCATTCAGGTATAAACAGATCCGGCACGCCTCGCATAACGCCAGTCACTTTCAGTTTGGCAGCAACAGCTGGATGGCGGTGTCCTCCATTCGGTATTGCAAAAATCCGCACACCGCTATGCGTGCGCCTGAACCATTGCACCAGCCTGGCTTGTTCCTGGTCTTCGTTCAATCCACTCCCTCCCTATGATCCGTGTAAACTTCCCATCCCGCTTATGCTCAATCATGAATGGCGGTTCTCCCGTATTCATCGCATCAGCAGTGCTAAAAATGTCGTGAGCGTCCGCCAGTGATACGCCAGCCTTGTTTGCCATTGAAATCAGCAAATTGCGTGCCCTTTTTCCCGCATAGTTTTCATGCGTGACCGTCAAATACTCCGTAACTGGCGCATCTGACAGATGGCCGTAATACGTTACCGCCAGCATTTCCATGCCGGATGACTTGCTGATGTGGTGTTTCCAATGCCAGCCCGTCACCTCCATTTCTACGCCATCAATGCCCATGATGTCATCGTTATGCAATTCCAGCGTTTTAGGCTTTGGCGGTGGGAACATCCAGCCGCAGGCGGGACATTCCTTGTCGCTAATCTTGCAAATTTCGTTGCACTCCTCGCACAACTTGAACGGTGTCTCACCATCGCCACTGCCGCTGCGTCTAGGCGGCTGTACAGCCGTAATAGGGCCGTGCATAGCCACGACTCCGGCAAAGTCCAGCACCAGGCAATCATGTTTGTTTTCGGCGATTCTCATGCCTCTGCCTGCCATCTGGACATAAAGACCAGGCGACATGGTGGGGCGCAACATGGCTATCAAATCAATCTCAGGCGCATCAAAACCAGTAGTTAAAACGGCGTAATTGGTCATGGCTTTGATTCGTCCTGCTTTAAAATCAGCCAGCAGTGTTTCACGCTCGGTTTTAGATGTTTTACCAGTCACGCAAGCGGCCGTGATGCCCTGCTGAATCAGGCAATCCGTGATGTTTTGAGCGTGGGTTATGCCAGTGCAGAAAATAAGCCATGAGCGCCTGTCTGCGCCGTATTTGATGATTTCCCGTACAATCGCATCATTATTCTCCGGCGTGTTTACAGCGGCCTGCAATGCGTTGTTGACGTACTCGCCGTGACTTTTTTTCACGCCAGACACATCCAATCGCTTAATAGTCATTTTGCTGCGCAAGACGGACAAATAGCCTTGATAGATCAGTTCTTCAACCCGTATCGGTTCAATCAGCGCATCAAAAATGGCTGGCTTGTCCGTAATCATGCCGTGTCCAAGACGGTAAGGCGTGGCGCTGTAACCTATGATTCTCATTTTTGGATTGATGGCTAAAAGCGCGTCCAGAAGGTGCCTGTACCTGCCCTGTTCAGTGGCTCCAATAGCGTGACATTCATCGACTAGGCACAGATCAATATGGCCAATGGCGTCGGCGCGTTTCCATACAGACTGAATGCCGGCAAAAGTTATCGGCTCTCCCATCTGCCTTTTGCCCACACTGGCCGAGTAAATCCCCATAGGCGCATTTGGCCAGAAGTGGCGCATCTTGGCAGCGTTCTGTTCGATCAGTTCTTTCTGGTGGCAAAGCATTAAAATCCTGAAGTTTCTCTCACTCCATTGCGTCATGACGTGCTTAATAAAATCAGCAATGATGACCGATTTCCCGCTTCCGGTCGGAAGCACCATCACTGGATGGCCTTCCTTGTTCGCCTTGAACCAATCCATCAGCATTTCGCGTGATCTAACCTGATAATCTCGCAGGATCATCCCACCACCCGCGCATCAAATGCCTCCCGCACTTCGGACAGTTCTGGATCATTCAGCGCGGCAACGCAAGCATCAGGGTTTGCCAATAGCTCATGACTGCTGAATACAATCCGGTCTCCCTCCCCGTTCCTAACTGGCGTACCGTTTATCAGATAAAGCGCCTCCCATTCGTGTTCGCTTGCCATTCTCTCCCACGGCACCAGTTCTGGGTGCAATGCATGACTGTCACAACCTTTGCGCTGAAACTCAACGGGTATGCCATCGGATGCAAACCGTTCACAACGCCATGTTGAATTAGCCAGCGCAGTGGAGTGGGCGCAGGTGCGGCAGTTGACCTGGGTAGTTATCTTTGTTGTATAGCAGAAGTCGTAAAAGTCACAGGACTTGCACTCGTACCAAGACGGATCAGTGCTAAGCGGTGCTGGCATGTCATCAGCCAGCGCAATGGAGCGGCCACGATCCACATACCTCTCGGCTGTTTCAATGTCTGTATCCATCCATTCTGTATAAATAGCGTCAGTGTTTTTGTTGACAGCGTAGTACAGCACCTTGGGCAATTTGAGCGCGTAAGCGTAAACATGCGCCTGGACGTAATGCATCAGTTTGGCTTTTCGCACGCCAGACTTCACCAGCTCATTAAATGATTTCTCCGAGTGCGTCTTGAACTCGGCCACAGCTTTGCCGGCGTAGCCATTCGGCAGCCTGCTGACGATGGCATCCACGCTTCCGGCAATATGATTACCCAGATCAACCCGTGTTTGTCTTGATCCCACAGATTCAACGTGGACACCAATCCGGCGCAAGTCACTGATGATAGTGGCTTCTTCGTTTTGTCCCCGTCTAAACAATCTTAGGATGCGGCCAGAATGATGCGGCTTGATAGCCCACCTGAATGACAGCCACAGGTAACGGTCGCACTGGTGGCCGAGCAGTGAACAGCCAAGGTGCGGTCTAAAGTCATCCCGCTCGGCTTCGTGGGAAGCGTCTATCAGTTTGGATATTTCGTCCATATTATTTCCTCAAAATAGGCCACATCCCTGTGGCCGCACATCCTCACCAAGGTGGCATTGCACCGTCTTTTGCAGCAGGCTTTGCTGCTGATGGCATCGGGGCTGGTGATCCTTCAATGGCTTTATAGCCACGGATCTCGTTTTCGTCCCCCCGCTGATCGTTCTGACGCACTGTGATGCGGATGCTAAGCTGTTTGTTTAGCAGGTCATCAGTGCCGCGGAGCTTGGCGGCGCCGATGGCTCGCATCAGGTTGCCCAGATCACGCTTGCCAATTTCCTCAGCAGTTGGGTTCTGATTCCTGATGTTGATGTTGCCGTAGATCGTGCGATTGGCCTGACTTGGCCCGTCAATGCGGTACTTGATAGCAATGTACTGGCCGGTGCCTGCTTTGGTCATGCGCAGATCAGCCTCAATGATGGTGGCGTAATACCAGTCAGCAGGGATTAACGTGTTACCTTCGGGCAGGTCATCCAGATTGATTTCATCGTCAAAAAAACTCATGGGTATTACTCCTCAGTTGTTATTGCAAATGATGGTCTGCCAGGCTTGGCAGTGATGGCTTTCGCCAGTGGCGCAGTGATGGAAGCATTAGTAGCCCTCCACACAGACATTTTTATTTCAGGCTTCCACCTGAACAGATCTGGCAGGTACATGCTAAGGTCATGTTCCGCTGCGATCTCTTGCAGCAGGTCGGCATCGACCTTGCGATCAATCCGGCTAGTGATCTTGAGCGTGTAGCGGCCGTCCTTGACCGTGGTGACGCCTTCCAGTGATTCAGGCACGTCCTGAAGCTGGATGATTTTGTCTTCGATGGCGCGACGCTGTTTAACTGTGCGCCGCTCCAGTTCTTTCAGTTCCAGCCATTGGTTGATAAGGTCATTCATGACGCAATCTTCCTGATGACTGCACCCAGGTCGGGCTGTTCCCACTTTGCCAAGCGGCCAGAACGATCTTTAGCCAGCCATAGCCCATCCCCATCACACAACAGCGCACGCTGTGTATTGCCTTCGGCGTCCCGCTCAACGCGAAGCGCCAGCATTTCATCAAAAAAGTACGGAAGTGATTGGGTCAGGCTTTTGCCTGGCATGGCAGGGTTGTAAAGGATCTTACCCATCTCATCCTGAGATTTTTCCAACTTGGCCGACATGTAAACATGCTTGCCTGACAGATCACGAAACGCACGGATCAATTCCGTCATGGTGGTGTTCATTTCGCCATAGGCTGCACGACCATCCTTGTTCTTCTTCAGTTCGTGCTGAAGCACTACTTCAGCAACTTCGCTGATAGAGTCCAGCGCCACTGACTCAAAACCGGCAGCCTCGGTAGATGACGCCAGCCAAGTATAGGCTTCCTTCAGGTCAGCCATGCTGCTGATCTCAATGTAAGGGATGTCCGTGTTAGCGATAGACAACAGCCCGCCCTCGGCAGACAGGACAACAGGGGATGGAAGGGAAGCAATGAGCGTGGTTTTGCCAGCGCCGGCTTGACCGTACACAAGAATCTTGACGCCATTTAGCGCCAACTTGCCAGTAGATTTCAGATTGATAGCCATAGAACGATTCTCCGTTGTGGCACGCTGTCAGGAAGGCCTGTTTGCGTGGTTGTTGTATTCTATGCCTTATTGATGATAAAGTTCAAGTAGGTTGCAAAAATAATTTTGGAGATTACATAAAATGCTTACACTTGAACAGATCACTGAGCTGTTGCAGGACAGAAAACCGTCTGTTGTGGCTGATGCTGTTGGCTTGTCGTACGACACGGTTTGGAGAGTGCAGAAGGGGCGGTTTGTGTCGCCATCTTATGATGTAGTAAAGCGACTTTCTGACTACTTGGAAGGCCAAGATAATGCCCAGCAGGCTTGAGGCTGCACTACAGTATGCGTCTTGGGGCTGGCATGTCCTGCCTGTTGTTCCTAATGGAAAAGAGCCAGTCACGCTTCACGGGGTTCATGATGCCACCAGAGATCAGAAACAGATAACAGATTGGTGGATTAAAAACCCAAATTACAACATAGGCATAGCCAGCGGGAATGTTTCTGGCATTTTGGTGTTTGATGTTGACCCCAGAAATGGCGGGGAAGAATCATGGCAGAAATGGACGGAAACGCACGGTGCCGCGCCAGATGGAATAGTGCAGCTCACAGCAGGCGGCGGCCAGCATTACATAGCGTTTTATGATGAGGACTTAAAATCATGCAAGCTGGCAGATGGCATAGATTTGTTGGCAGATGGGCGCTATTTTCTTGCATGGCCATCTTGCATCAATGGCAAGTCATACGAGTGGGAGGGATCATCAGACCCCACTGATGGCATAGCACCAATGGTGATCCCCCAGTCATGGAAGGACGCATACCTGGCCAAGCGCAAGACGGAACCCAAGCACAAAGCCGCAACAGGCGAACTCATTAAGGGCAACAGGAATGACGGCCTTACCTCGATGGGCGGTGCCATGCGGCATTATGGCTTTACCGAAGCCGAAATCATGGCCGCTTTGTCAGTGGCCAATGAAACACGCTGTGAAATGCCGCTGCCATCGTCAGAACTGGCGCAGATTGTGCGATCTGTCAGCCGGTACGAGCCAGAACACGACATTGCAGCAGATGTGGCACTGGGCAGTCAGGGCGCAACCGATTTGCTGGACAGTTACAAAGCTGCAACCAGTGACTATTACTACACTCAGGCCACGTCTTACCTAAGCCAGCCATCTCCATTGGAATGGATCATCAAGGGCTGGATACCAGATCAAGCCACCAGCATGGTTTACGGTGAAAGCGGCGTGGGCAAAACTTTTATTACGCTGGACATGGCGTGTCATATTGCTTGCGGCATGGAATGGCATGGCCACAAGATCAAGGCCGGCACCGTAATCTACATGGCTGGCGAAGGAAATTACGGGCTGAGGCAGCGCGTCAAGGCCTGGTGCCTCAAGTACCAGGTAAGCCAACTCGACAACCTGTATATTTCTAATCGCGGCATTGACATGGATTCGCCTGTCGCCGCCGCCAAGATCATCAATGCAGTCAGAGAAGCCACCAACGAGCCTATTACGGCTGTTTTTGTGGATACCGTGAACAATCACATGAGTGGCGATGAAAACAGCGCCAGAGACACGAGAAACATGTTTAACGCTTGCAAAATTGTTGCTAGTGCGCTGGGATCAAGCGTGATCCTCAATCATCACACTGGCCATTCTGGAGAGGCAAAGACAAGGGCGCGTGGATCAAGCGCATGGAAAGCATCGCTGGATGCTGCCGTGTTGGTGTCCGGCATTGAGGATGGATTGATTGAAGTGAGCTGCACAAAAATGAAGGATGCAGAACCGCCAAAGTCATTTTACGGCAAGCTGGAACAGATTGACCTAGGGTGGCCGGATGAAGATGGATCGGCCATTATGGGGGCTGTTTTTACTATGGAAAATGGCGTTGTCAGGGAAGAAAAACCGGCCAGTAAGAAGCCAGCCAAGCACAATGAAAACTTGAGGATTATGGAACTTGCCTGGATTAAAGCAAGCGGGGAAACAAGGCAAGGGAAGCCTTACATAACTCGTTCTGCATTGCATCAGTTTTTAATTGATAATATTGGCATGATGAAAAGAACAGCAGATAATAAAATCCAACCAAGTAGGCCGGATGGAATTATTATGCCGTTAATAAATGATGAGATTATTCAATATTATGAATACGGCTGGATATTTATAAATGATATTCAAATTAGCGCAATGATGATGAGGAAAAATGTTGACAATTTATGATCTACTTTTAACCCCCTGTGACGCCCTAGGGGGTTCTAGGGGGTTGAGGGGGTTTAGGGGGCAAGGCACATGACCTGTTCCCCCTAGGAACCCCCGCAGACCCCCTAGTTACACACCCTCCCTTTAGGGAGGGGTAACGCAGGGGGGCTAGGGGGACGGTCGTGATGCTGCGCGAAGCAGGGGGTCGTGACCCCCTAGACCCCCTGAGAGCAGTAGGGGGTGATGAAGTGAACTTGGAAAATAAAATAATGAAAAATAAAATATCTGAAATTAAATATCGGGAATTACGCCAGCGCCTCGCCCACCGCCGCCTGTCCACCGTCGCAGACAGTGCAGGCATACCGGCCAGGATGTTGGCGGAGTTTGCAAGCGGCAGGATGGCGTATCTGCATCATGAGGATGTGATGAGGCTTGAAGTTTATTTCAAAATGTTCCCATAAAGGCGCTTGATAGGCTTGTAGAGCGATTTTAAGCGTTAACACTTGTCCGAAGTTCGCCTATGATGTTTGCGCGCCGTGGTGGGGCTTAAAATCGTTTGTGATCTTGTTGCAGGCATCATGGTGTTGTGGCATACTGGCGCCGTGGATAGGGGGCGCGCCCTGAACCGCCAGAACCCTAATGGCTTTCCACAACTACTCTAGGGACTTGAGGGGACAAGATGCGCTACAAAACCATGTCAATCAAGGACATTCTGTCCTACGTTACCACCCGCTACACTTACGACCGCAAGACAGGTCGCTTCTACCACGCCATCCGCAGGCATGGCACGCCACGCAAAGTCGGCGCTGAGGCCGGCACTGTCAGCAAATCAAACAACTGCTATCTCATCTACGTCGCTGGTGCCAGTGTCGCCAGATACCGCCTTGTCTGGTTGCTTGAACATGGAGCATGGCCGCCTGGTTACATTCAGCACTTGGACGGGAACAAGTTTAACGATTGCATCAGTAATCTGGCGCTGGCGCGTGATTTTCTACCGGCAGGCAAGATCAAACAGGACAGGCGCCCCAAGAAGGATGAGCCAGCCCAGATGCCGCCAAACGTCACTTTTCTGGAACGCCGCGGCCAATACCGTGTTGACATTCCAGGTCGGCCAGCTCAGTATTTTGACTCATTGAGTCAAGCACAGGGCGCATTGTAATGGCCGGAGCATTTACCGCAATGGAGCAGGATGAACGCTGGATGTACGATTCTGTCGCAGCGGCCAGAATGTCGATGCCATCAGATCAGGCGATTGATGAGTTCCTTGAAACCGTAAATCGGTTAACGCTCGGCGGGATGGAGCTGGCCAGGGCGCGGCATCATGCGTTTAAGTTGCTGGTGGAGGCAAGATGAGAGCAGAGGAATTTCTACAGGAGGCACTCGACGCGCTGAAAAATCGAGCGGCGATACGCGACCAGGACTCAGAGCGTAGCATGGCGAGGGCGGTCAAGATATACAACGCCATGAGCCGGATACCGATTGACGAAGCTGACGGATGGCGCTTGATGGTGGCGTTGAAACTGGCGAGAGGTTTGCAGGGAAGGTTCCATGCGGATGATTACATTGACCTTGCTGGATATGCTGCACTGCTTGGCGAATGCGTGGAGATGGAGGAATGATTGAGCATGGAGAAATTGACGCTCACACCTAAACAGGAACGGTTTGCAATGGCCGTTGCATCCGGCAAAACACAGTCAGACGCTTACCGAGAGGCTTACAATGTCAGGCCTACCACAAAAATGGAAACAATCAATCAGCAAGCATCAAGATTGCTTGCTAACAGCAATATTTATGCAAGGGTCGAAGAACTCAGGAAACCCATCGCGCAGAAGGCCATGATTACTCTTGAATCTCACATTGAGCGGCTGAAAGAACTGGCCGCGCTTGCTGTCGATACAGGCCAGATTGCAGCGGCAATCAAAGCCGAGGAGCTTTGCGGCAAGGCCTCCGGCATTTACATTGAGAGGCGTCAGCTTACTGGCTTGGACGGCGGCCCCGTCAATCACTCCATCAGCATTTCGTTTGTGGAGCCTGAATGAGACGCAATACAGGTTGTTGCTCACAAATGAGCCATCTGGACTCCACAAACCGATGAAACCCTCCCACTGCCACAACTGCCAACATTTTCACAACGCTGGACGCAAAGCGTCGGCCAAGCATCTGGCGCAGTACAACGCCTGGTGCTGTCATTTCGGAAAACCAGCGGTTAAGGCAGTGGGTGAGTGCAAGTTGCGCGGCGTGAGACAGTGACTAGCGTAACCCTGCTGCAAGGCGATTGTTTAGAACTGATGCGCGACTTGCCAGACGCAAGCGTGGATATAATCCTGTGTGATTTGCCGTACGGGACGACCGCCTGCAAGTGGGATACTGTCATTCCGTTTGAGCCATTGTGGGCGCAGTACAAGCGTATTGCCAAACCTAACGCGGCCATTGTGCTGACAGCAAGCCAGCCGTTTACTACGGCGTTGATTGCGTCAAATATGCGTGATTTTCGCCATTGTTGGGTTTGGAATAAAGGCGTGTCTGCTTCGTTTGCGCTGTGCAATAAACAACCCATGAAAATTCATGAAGAAATCATAGTTTTTGGAAAAAAAGCTGTTCGTTATTTTCCGCAAATGACAATCAAAGAAAAACCATTTACGGTTCATCATAAACAAAAAAAATTTGAGACTGCGCCTCTGGCTAAAAGATTTGATGTTCCTGTTACTTATACTCATAGCTATCCTAAGTCGGTGCTATTTATTTCAACGAGAGCAGAACATTCAAAAAAAGTACACCCCACCCAAAAACCCGTCGCCCTGATGGAGTACCTAATACGCACCTACACCAACGAAGGCGATACAGTGCTAGATAACTGCATGGGCAGCGGCACCACCGGCGTGGCTTGCGTGAACACTGGTCGGAACTTTATCGGCATGGAGCTGGATGCAGGATACTTTGAGATTGCAACTAAACGGATAGAAGCGGCCAGACAGTGAACGCCCAATTCCCCGCTAAGCTCAAGCCCATTTTCCAGCCGTATCGTTACAAGGTCTTGCACGGTGGC